ATGTATACGAACATGCATCATATAGGTAATCCTCTATTTTGGAAGCAAAGGATATACGGTTACCTCAAAATTATCATTAAACGCTTTACCTCGTGTATTGCGAACAGTTTTTATATATTCAACACGAGAAACAATCTGTTTTAGTAGCATGTTTTTTTCTTCAGCGGATTCAACCTTATTATAACACTCAAGAACATTCTCGAAAACTGGAATCATGTTTTTATTTATTGCATTACCACTTTCTGACGCAATATCGCTCTCAAGCTCGGCGATCGCTTTAAGTGTGTCCGCTTTTCTCTCGTTTAACTTTTGATGGCGCTGGGTAAAAACTTCGACGGTATAAACCTCTCTTTCCAGTAAATCATAGGTTTGGTCTATCTGTTTATCAATTTTTTCTACTTCTCGCTGAAGCTCTTTAAGCTTTTTCTTTTTCATAACCAAAACGCTGTCTTCAGTGTTGTTAACATCTTCATGACGCGTTTTAAGCTTATAGTTAATAACCCACTCATTTAAATATTCAATAATCTTTGATTCAATGAGGACTAAAGGGGCAGACACATTATCACAGTTACTATTATGACAAGCTAAGGTTTCGATTTTATGACGCTTGCCAGGACCTTCCCTTGTCATTAAGCTTCCGCACATTTTACAGTATACCAAGCCTGATAGCGGGTTTTTTAAAGTGTTATCTATTTTAACCTTTATAGTCCTGTTATTTTTCATCTTGGTTTGTGCTTTAAAAAATACTTCTTCTGAGACCAACGGCGGATGTATTCCGTCAATAAAATAACAATTTGGGTTTACTAACCTTTTTGATTTAAGCTTTCCGTTAACGATATATTTTTTGTATAAACGATATCCCCACCTTACTTTCCCTATATATACCGGATTGTCCAATATATCGGTTACGGTTGAACGGGTCCAGAAATCCTTATGACGAGGTTTAATTTGCATCGCATTTAACTTGTCGGCGACTTTTTGTATTCCTCCGGGGGTATTAGTATATAAGTCAAATATGAGTTTGACGACGGGAGCCTCATCCGGGTTAGGCGTTAAAGTATATCCTTTTGCGTCTTTTATTTTTATTCTGTCATACCCATATGGTGCGGTGGATGATATGATTTTTCCTTCATTTACAGAAGCGAGCCTTCCGCGTTGTAAGCGGCGATTAATTGTCTTATACTCCCGACGGCTCATAAACAGCCCAAACTCGAAATATTCCTCATCAAATTCGTTATTCGGATCGTATGTTTTTAAAGGTGTAATGATTTTTGTACCATTCGCTTTAAATGTTTGCGAAACAATACCTTGGTCTATTGTATCTCCTCTCGCTAAACGCTCTACTTCCATTACCAAAACGCCAGCCCAGAGACCCTGGTCAACTTCGTTTAAAAGCTGTTGCATAACCGGGCGCGCAGCAATGGTTTCGCCGGAAACCAATTCTTTATATATTTTTGTTATTGGAAGTCTGAGCTTTTTAGCAAGTTCGAGCAAAGTTCTTTCATGACGTGTAAAAGTATCTTCTTCGCCCATGTTTTCGGCTTCGACATCCGCTCTTGATTTACGGAGATAAATACAGTATTGTTCCATATACAACCTTCCCATTTACACTAAGACTTCGGATTCAATGGCAGCACCTTTACAATAAATAAGATGTTTAAATAGATATCCTGTCGCAAGGCAATCGGAAGCAGAAGAATGAGCATTATCTATTCCGATTTTAAAATATTCACACAATGTAGTTAGTTTATAATTTTCAACATCATAATCAGAGAAATAATCGATTTTATAACTTTCAAGTTCTCTATCCCATTTTCGTTTAGGTGTTTTTAAACAGCTTTGTGCTAAACTTAATGTGTCGAAATATTTTCTTTTGATAAGGTTCAGTGATAATCCCTCGTGTAATAAGAATTTCATATCAAATGGCAAATTATGCCCTACTATAGGGAGCTTACCGATAAATTCATTCAAAGAGGGTATAATTTGCCAAAAATAAGGAGCGTCTTTTACATCTTCATCTCTAATGTTATTTACTGCGGTAGCTTCGGGCGGTATAGGTTTCTTAGGATTAATTCGTGTTGTAAATATCTCAACGGGAATAAAATCTATAAATTTTATTGCTGTTATTTCAATAATTTTATGTATGCGACAATTTAACCCTGTTGTTTCGGTATCTATAACGATAAAATCCTTAATATTTTGGGTGTTAGTCTTTGAAGTAATGTTTGAATACTTAATCTCGAATGGTTCACGTTCCGAGTCCGCTTTAACTTTTTCGGTCGCCAAGTCTATTCTTGCCGGCTTAAGAGATGATAATATTTGCTTAAACTCGTTTATCCTATTTTCACGTTCAATTCTCTGCTTTTCTAATCTTTGTTGACGTTCTTGTTCTGCTCGTTTCGCTTCCTCGATTTTCTTATTTTCTTTTTCTATTCTATCTTGTTCGCATAACTGGCATAAGCCATTTTTATTAATTTTTCTTGCTAATACATACTTTTTACATTGCTTGCATTTTTTGAAAATATATTTTGAAATTATATAAAAAATAACACCCAATATTAAATATTCCATATTATCCACTCTTCCCTTTATTTATATAAAAATATTTACTTTTTTTCGTGCAGTTTGCTATATTTACAAATCAAATGTAAAGTGTTATGATTAATAGCGAACATATGTTCTGCGTAGAAAGAGAGGGCAATGAAAATGGTGGAATTAATTAAAGAGATTAAACAAGAATATGAGATGCTAACGAATGAACAGAGAGAAGAGTTAAAAACATTCGCTATTTTTCTTGGCTCGAATTTTTTGAACTTAAATAACGCGCGTAATCGAGAATCTGAGCCAGCTTCTCAGGTGAATAATCTTTTATAATTTCATATAATTCAGCAAATTGCTCGTCGTTTTTATTGATGACGGGCTTATTTTTTATGTCTGTATTTCCAAGTAGATAATCAACAGAAACATCTAAATAGTCAGCGATTTTATTTATGTTCCTCATATATGAGTTACTTTTACCTGATTTCCAATCTGAGATGGTTACTTTGTTATATCCTAAGTCTTCAGCAAAAGTTTTAAATGTAATTCCTTTTTCTTTTAATAAGCTAATAATTCGCTCAATTGTAATGTTCATTTAAACACCTCAGATTCTAAAGATAGAGAAATTCTTATTTAGTAAAATAAAAAATATAAAAAATCAAATTTTGCTATTGACAAAAAGAGTATTTCTTACTATAATCGGAGTTGGATAGAAAAATTCTAACTTTTACATACACAAACAAACCCAACCGGCATTCCTTCAAAAAAAGCGTTGGGTTTGTATTATCCACTTTACGCTAACAAATTATTAGACACAAAGCGCAAAGCAAAAAACCTCGACAATGTCGAGAAAACAAATATTGTTATAGCCACAAAAACACAATAACACGTTTTTCGACATTTGTCAATAACTAATCATTAACAAATATCGTCAATTAAAAGGAGGTGAAGTTTATGGCTCGCAGTATAAAAGAACGCATTGTCGCTCTTGGTTTGAGGAACATAGACATTATAAAAGAAATCGAGCGCAGAGGTGAATCTTGCTACCCTTCAGATTTTTCGAACGCGATTAACGGCAATTTCATTAAGCCTAAGTATGTAAAAATCGTTGATATGGCGGACCAGATTCTTCGGGAATTGGAAGAAAAACATAATAACTGTAATAATGTTTCGACAATTCGGAACTAACTTATGATTTTCAGCATATACGGAAACGAGGTGATTATTAATGGCTATTGTTGCGGTATATAAAAGCGGAAATTGTACGGCATACTTCGATGATTCTTGTTGTGTAAAAACACAAGAAGAAATCGATAGGATACTCAAAAATGTCGCAGATATTTATGTTCGATATTTCACTCGGAAAGCTAAGGAAGAAGCAAGAAAAGAGAGGTTAAAAGAATGTCAAGCTACACTGAACACGAATACACCAGCAAAAGAGGAGACCCCTGTGTCGACAGCTCCATTTTCGGAAAATGCGTGATTCTAACCCGAGCCGAAGTCGACGAGGAGCTGAAAGACAATGAATGTTTTATACCGTGCAAGAGCATACCCGAAAGCAAATTTGACTTCTATTTAGACACCGAAATAATTAAATATTTCGCCTGTCGAAAACATGAATGTCCTTTGGGATGCAACGGACCCTGCATCGACGTACAAACAAAAATACCATGTAAAAATTATAGGAGGTAAAAACTATGAAACTGTATTTAAAACTACGCAACGAAACCAAAACATGCTACAGGTTTGAGACCGGTAACAAAGATGATAACACGCTTATCACCTTGTACCTCAAGAAGTCCGATGTAGCCGCGGCAGGAATCAATCCGCAAAAAGGAATCGTGGTAACGGTTGAGGAAAACAAGGAGGTGTGACTAATGATGTTAGTGCTACGCTGTAAAGGCTTTACTGCGAAGGAGAAAAGAAAAATCCTTTTATTTGCCCGAACTCTTTTTTACTTGGGCAGAAGAAAAAAATATAAGATTGCCAAGCAGGGATGCAGCTTATGATTATGTTTAAAAACCTCGGATCCATATTTCGCAGAATGGGCATAGTGGTTTTGCTAATGTCTTACACAATCCCGCAGGAAATGCCTACAATTGTTTTCTCAGGTTTGTCACTGTTGCTGTCGAGTTATCTTGCCGACAAAGCTTTTAAAGAAAAAGAACGCCCCGGTTCCACCAAAACCGAAAGCGTTCAAAAACAAAAGTATATCAATACAACTAAAGTCTATCACCAAAATGAAAAGCTGTCAAGAGGTGGCCGAGATGGTTAAAATCAGGGCCCCTTATATAGCCGAAATTGTTACCACAGAAGAACAAATCGAGCAAGCAAAGAGGGAAGTTATAAAGGAAAAACGCAGAGAATGGGCTATAAAAAACAGAAAATATAAAACCATTCAAGGACCTTACGGACTTTGTAGAGAAGTACCTGATATTGACGCCGCGCCGCCCATAGAAAGTTTTAACATTAACTGGATGGTTTTTCGCTGGCCGACTGGATTCGCCGTAATTGATACAGAAGCCTTCGAAAAACTGCCGAAGAAAGTACAAAATAAACTACTTAAATTAGGAGGTTTAATATGAACAGTATTACATTAACGCTTACCGTAAATTCGCCTGAATTAGCAAAGAAGCTAATTGATATAGCTGCCGGAAATTCTGTGGCACCTGAAACCGAACATACACCTGCTCCGGCAAACCAAACAACCCCAGCATTCCCCTCAACACAGCAGCCAGCCGCCCCTGCAGCAGTTTCTCCGGCTCCGGCAATGACACCGTTTACGGCACCGACTTCTGCCGTACCGATTAGCTCAGCTGCTCCGTTTACTGTACCATACACGCCGCCAGCACCGGCCGCTTCGGTCACACCGCCCCAGCAACCCAACCCTGCGTCGACTATTCCAACAGCCCCCGCACCTAACTATACTATCGCCGATCTGCAAAACGCTTGTGCGCCTTTGATGGATACCGGCAGGCAGCAGGACCTTATAAACCTTCTTAAGAGCTTCGGCGTACCTGCATTAACGCTACTGCCCAAAGAACGCTATGGAGAATTTGCGACAGCCTTGCGCGGATTGGGAGCTCAAATTTAAGGAGGGTTAACAATGGATGTTTTCAGAATTATTGCTCCTGGTACCAAAGATAGCAATAATCGCGGTGTAATAAGGGTTCCCCCAAATTGTTATGACCGCTTAGTTGAGTTAAGCAATAAAACCGGAGTAAGTATTTGCCGCATTGTTGAACAGTGCGTAAGTTTTGCGCTGGAGAGGTTGGAGGAAGATGATGACGAATAAACATGCTCTCCTTTCCGCCTCAAGTGCCCACAGATGGTTAAACTGTACGCCGTCAGCAAGACTTGAAGAACAGTTCCCGGATACCACGAGCGAATACGCAAAAGAGGGAACCCTCGCGCATGAGATAGCCGAATTAAAGCTCTGCAAACATTTCATCGAACCGATGGGCCCAAAAACATTCGCCGCGAAGATGAATAAGTTTAAAAAAGAAGAGCTTTACCAGGAAGAAATGCAGGAACACACAGATACATATCTCGAATATGTTCAAAGTGTTGTTCACTCTTACGCAAGCAGACCTCATATAGTTATCGAAACCACGCTTGATTATTCGCACATAGTTCCAGAAGGCTTCGGCACCGGCGACTGCATTATCATCGGTGGAAACACCTTGCATGTTATTGATTTTAAATATGGCAAGGGCGTTCCTGTGGATGCGGTGGACAACCCTCAGATGAAGCTGTACGCTTTAGGAGCTTTGCATAAGTATTCTATGCTGTACGAAATTATCAACGTGAAGCTAGCAATTGTTCAACCTCGGTTAAACAATATCAGCGAATGGGAAACCACAACAGAAACATTATTCCAATGGGCTGAACAGATAAAACCAATCGCAGAAAAAGCCTTTAAAGGTGAGGGCGATTATCGCCCTGGCGAATGGTGCAACTTTTGCCGAGCAAAATCGCAATGCCGAGCTCGCTGCGAAACTATGACTGCGCTGGAAGGCTTCGGCTATATGAAGCCACCGTTGATCAGCAACGCGGAGGTCGGAGAAATACTTGTAAAAGCCCGGCATTTAAAAGAATGGGTTACAGACCTTGAAGAATATGCGCTCTCTGCCCTGCTTTCAGGCGAAGAAATTCCGGGTTGGAAAGCAGTTGAAGGTAGAAGCAACAGACAGTTTGAAGATGTTGATAAAGCTTTTGAGGTACTCAAATCAGCAGGCTACGATGAAGCAGTACTTTACGAGCGTAAACCTATTACACTTACAGCGGTCGAAAGTCTTTTAGGCAAGAAAAAATTCAGCGAATTGCTCGACAGCTATGTTATCAAACCCCCTGGAAAACCGACACTTGTTCCAGAAAGCGACAAACGCGAAGCGATAACCGCACAACCAAAAGCAGCAGAAGTGTTTAAAGACTAAACGAAAAACGGAGGAATTGTAAATGTCAAACTTAAAACCAACACAAGTTATCACAAACGAAGTACGCATCAGCTATGAGCATCTTTTAAAACCTCATGCTAATCAACCTGGCGCTGAACCAAAATACAGCGTAACGCTTTTAATACCGAAATCCGACGTTGCTACAAAGCAGCGTATTGACGCAGCTATTCAAGCCGCCATTCAGGACGGAATTAACAGCAAGTGGAACGGAACGCGTCCGGCGCAACCCGCCATCCCCATTTATGACGGAGACGGCTTAAGACCGAATGGAGAACCGTTCGGCGAAGAGTGCAAGGGACACTGGGTTATGACTGCGTCAAGCAAGCAGCAACCGGAAGTTGTGGACACAAACCTCAATCCGATTATTAATCCAACAGAGATTTACAGCGGAATGTATGCGCGTGTTTCTATAAACTTCTTTGCTTATAACGCCGCTGGAAAAAAAGGAATCGGATGCGGTCTCGGACCTGTTCAGAAAACTCGAGACGGTGAACCGCTCGGAGGTCGTATAACCGCTGCTGAAGCTTTCGGAGGTGCTCCGGCTACGCAACAACAGCCTACATATCCACAGGCCGGAACCCACCAAACATCACAACAGCCGGGTTATTATCAACCTCAACCGCAAACTGCGTTTAATCAGCAACCGGCTTCAGCTTATCAAGCTTCGCAGATAAACCCCTTGACCGGAATGCCGATGTAAACCATGAGAAACCTGTTTATCGATTTAGAAACCTTCTCGTCGATAGATATAAAGAAATCGGGGCTCTACAAATATGTGGAGTCCCCCGATTTCCAAATACTTTTATTCGCATATAGCTTCGATTATGCGCCGGTTCAAATTATAGACCTGGCACAAGGAGAAAGCATTCCGTACGCTGTTTTAAACGCTCTTTTCGATCCGAATGTACTTAAACACGCATATAACGCCGCCTTCGAGTGGTATTGCTTGTGCAAATACTTTTATAATCAAGCGAATACAGCTTGGCTTTCACAATGGCGCTGTGTTATGCTGCATGGTCTTTACTGCGGATATACCGCCGGACTGGAAGCAACCGGCGCGGCGTTAGGACTGCCGCAGGAAAAGCAAAAGCTGTCGATAGGAAAAGCGCTTATAAGAACATTCTGCGTTCCCTGCACGCCCTCTAAATCGAACGGTTACCGAACCCGAACACTGCCGCACCATGAGCCGGAGAAGTGGAAGCTGTTTAAGGAGTATTGTTGCCAGGATGTTGTAACCGAGATGGAGATTGAGAAAAGGCTTTTTTCCTTCCCCGTTCCCGACGCGATACAAAAAGAATGGGAACTCGACCAGCGCATCAACGCGCGCGGCATAAAAGTCGACATCGACCTTATCGACGGCGCATTATCAGTACACGATACCATAAAAAACGAGCTAATGTCAGAAGCAACCGCTTTAACAGGACTTGAGAATCCAAACAGCGTTTCTCAACTGCTGCAATGGCTTTCTGATGAAACAGGACAGGATGTTGAGAACTTACGCAAAGACACCGTAAAGGCTCTCCTGAAAGGCAAAAAATTAAGTAGCGAGACAGCAAAACGCATGCTTGAGATCCGCCAGGAGATGGCGAAAACAAGCATTAAAAAGTACAACGCGATGCAGACAGGCGTTTGTAAGGACCAAAGAATCCGCGGGGCATTCCAATTCTACGGCGCGAACCGTACGGGGCGCTGGGCCGGCCGCTTTGTACAGCTGCAGAACCTTCCTCGGAATTATCTCGCTACGCTGTCGCTGGCAAGAAAGTACGTAAAACAGAAAAATGTAACCGCTTTAAAGCTTCTCTATGGTAATGTTCCTGACACCTTATCCCAGCTTATACGCACCGCGTTTATTCCATCAGAAGGCAACATGCTAATCGTTGCGGACTTCAACGCCATAGAAGCAAGAATCGTCGCTTGGCTTGCCGGCGAACAATGGGTAATGGATGTATTTGCGAGCCATGGAAAGATATATGAGGCAACGGCATCACAGATGTTTGGCGTCCCGATAGAGCGGATAGTCAAAGGAAATCCTGAATACGCACTCAGGCAAAAAGGGAAAATTGCAACCCTTGCTTTAGGTTATGGCGGAGGAACCGGAGCACTTATCAGTATGGGAGCGCTTGAACAGAGGCTTACAGAGGAAGAACTGCCGGATATTGTCCGTAGATGGCGTGCCGCCAACAAGCGGATTGTTGACCTTTGGTATGGAATAGAAAGTGCCGCTCTCGAGTGTATGAGAACGGCACGGCAAACGGGTGTAAGGAGTATTATTTTTTCCCGCGAAGGAGACATTCTAAACGGTCAAGATTTTTTAACAATCACGCTACCAAGCGGCAGAAAACTTTATTACACAAAGCCTTTCCTCTCGCAGAATCAATTCGGTAACGAAAGTATTCATTACTGCGGAATGGACCAGAAATCAAAGAAGTGGCTTGTACTCGATACATGGGGCGGAAAGCTCGTTGAAAACATAGTACAAGCCATAGCAAGGGACTGTCTGGCAATCTCAATGCTACGGCTTGAAGAAGCAGGTTACAGAATCGTAATGCACATACACGACGAAGTCGTGCTTGATGTTCCGAATGGAGCTGATATTGAGGATAGGTTGAGACAAGTATGTGAAATTATGGGGCGACCTATTCCATGGGCTCCGGGTTTACTGCTTCGTGCTGAAGGGTTTATTACGGAGTTTTATAAGAAGGATTAAGCATGATGAAAACTTATCAACTATTAAACTTAAATTTTTCTTTATTATATCCCAATATTTACAAATTGTAAAGGGGTTATGTCCTCATGTTTATAAATGACAGACAAATTACAATATCCACCGCAGGAAACAGAAAAGCTACTACCTGGCCGTCCTCAACGCTTCTATGGTCCGAGCTTGTTGAAAAGCTGAAAACGCCGGTCAGAGGCAAGGAAACGCTTGCGGAATATATGGCGTTACCAAAAGGTCAACAGGACGATTTAAAGGATGTCGGCGGTTTTGTGGCCGGAACATTAGAAGGTAACCGCCGCAAAGCAGCCGCTGTAACCGGCAGGGATATAATCACGCTCGACCTCGACAACATCAAAGCCGGCGGCACGCAAGACGTTATACGCCGAATCGATGGATTGGGTTGCGGATACTGCATTTATTCAACACGCAAGCATTGTGAAGCAGCTCCCCGTCTTCGTGTGCTTATTCCAACCGATAGAACAATGACAGCAGATGAATACGAGCCTATTGCCCGTAAGCTGGCAAGCTTCATCGGAATAGAACTCTGCGATCCGTCAACATTTGAAGCTTCCAGGCTGATGTATTGGCCGTCGTGTTCATCTGACAGCATTTATGTGTATTACTTCAGGGACAAGCCTTTTCTCTCCGCTGACGGCATGCTCGCCATGTATAACGATTGGCATAATGTAGAGGAGTGGCCGCAGGTACCTGGAACACAGGACAGCTACGTCAAGCTTGCAAAAAAGCAAGGCGACCCTCTCGAAAAACAAGGCGTAGTAGGCGCGTTTTGCAAAACCTATGACATTTACAGAGCAATAGACGAGTTGATACCCGGGGTATACGAGCGATGCGACACAGGACATGACAGATACACCTACACCGGAGGTTCTACGACAGGCGGAGCAATAGTCTATGACAACGGCAAGTTCCTCTATTCCCACCACGCAACAGACCCCTGTTCCGGTAAGCTTGTAAACGCGTTTGACCTCGTACGTATTCATAAATTCGGGGACCTGGACGACAAAGCCGAGCCTGGAACGCCTACAAACAGACTGCCAAGTTATACGGCAATGTGCAAGTTTGCCATTGAGGATGCCGGCGTTGCCGCGCTGCTCAATAAGGAACGGTATGACAAAGCTACGGAAGCGTTTGCCGAAACACCAATAGACAGCGGTGATTCTCTTGATTGGATTAATAAGCTGACAGTTTCACCGTCAACCGGAGCCCCGGCAAAAACAACGGATAACGTGCTAATTATCTTAGAGAACGACCCGCTTTTAAAAGGCAAAATTGCTTATGACGAGTTTGCAAACAGGGGCTTAGCACTCGGAGCGCTACCCTGGGATTCTCGTGATAAGCGCAGGCAATGGGGAGACACGGACGATGCCGGGTTAAGACACTACATAGAAAAAGTATACGGTATAACCGGCAAAGACCGCATTTATGACGCAACCGCTCTATGTGCTTTTAAACACCGGATAAACGATGTTCAAGATTATCTCACGTCCTTAAAATGGGATGGCATTAAACGGCTTGATACCCTCTTGATTGACTATCTTGGCGCTGAAGATAACGCCTATACAAGAGCAGTTATAAGAAAAAGTTTGACTGCTGCAGTCGCAAGAGCAATGGTCCCCGGTACGAAATTCGATTTTATGCCGATTTTAGCAGGGCCTCAAGGCATTGGAAAAAGTACATTTATAAGGCTTCTCGGGCTGAAATGGTACAGCGATAATCTGCAGACATTTGAGGGAAAAGAAGCCTGCGAAATGATACAGGGTATATGGATAAACGAAATAGGCGAATTAAACGGCCTTAACCGTTCTGAAATCAACGCCGTAAAGCAGTTCCTTAGCCGGACGGATGATATTTTCAGGGAACCGTACGGCCGCCGCACAGCTGTTTATCCCCGCCGCTGTGTATTCTTTGGTTCAACAAACGACAGCGAGTTCCTTCGCGATCAAACAGGCAACAGACGCTTTTGGCCGGTGGATGTAGGTATAAATAAGCCTAAAAAGAACGTATTTACCGAACTTGAAAGCGAAGTAGACCAGATATGGGCGGAAGCTTATGTATCCTGGCAATTAGGAGAGATTCTTTACCTCACCGGCGAAGCCGAAGAAATATCACGAGCTGAACAGGAATCCCACAAAGTAAGCAATACCAAAGAAGGCATTATAATCGAATTCCTTAAAAAGCCGATACCCATTGACTGGGAAAAGCGGAATCTGCAGCAAAGGCGCATGTACTGGAGCGGCGAGTTCAGGCATGAAAGCATTGAAACCAAGACGCGGACGAAGGTTTGTGCCGCAGAGATCTGGTGCGAATGCTTTAATAAAGACATAAGTTTAATGCGTCAAACAGACACTCGAGAAATTAACGGAATTCTATCAACAATTAAAGGGTTAAAAAGACTAGACTACCCTATCAAATTTGCGTTCTACGGAAATCAAAGAGGATATGAGATTACGGACGAGTTCTAACTACAGTTACTACACTTTGAATACTACAGTTTAAAATCTGTAGTAAATGCTTTACTACAGTTGCTACAGTTTAACCAGCAAGTGTAGTTAAATGTGTAGGTGCAAAAAGCACTGAAAATAAAGGGAAATTTTTATATTACTACACTTTCTACACTTTTATATATAGAAAGAAAAAATAAAGAAATAGAGAGTATGTATACCGCCTAACGCGCCTAATTTAAATAAACATATACGCGCGCACGCGCGCGCGAGGATTATCGGAGGGTTGAAAAATGTGTGAAAAACAAATAGAGCAATACCTTGTAAAAAAAGTTAAAGAACTCGGCGGCAAAGCATATAAATTCGTTTCGCCCGGTAATGATGGAGTTCCTGACAGATTGGTTTGCTTTCCCGGCGGAGTGGTTAAATTTGTGGAACTAAAAGCACCAGGCAAAAAACCTTCGATGATACAACTAAAGCAGCATAGCGATTTAGAAAAGTTAGGTCATGAGGTATGGATAATTGACAGCTTGGAAGGCGTGAACAGCTTTATAAGCATTATGAGCTTTTTCTGCAAGCCGAAAAAAGAAGCAGGTGACTTAGTTGGTATTTAACCCGCATCCGTATCAAACATACTGTATCAACCGCATTGAGTCGGATCCGGCTTTAGGCTTATTTCTGGACATGGGACTCGGCAAAACTGTTATAGCGCTGACTGCAGTAAAAAACCTGAAATATGACCGCTTTGAGATAAATAAAACTTTAGTCATAGCGCCGAAGAAAGTTGCGGAAGCAACCTGGAGCAAGGAAGCCGCAAAATGGGACCATCTGAAAAACCTGAGAGTGATTCCGGTGCTTGGAAGTGAGACAAAACGCATAAAGGCATTAAACACACCGGGCGATATTTGGGTGATTAATCGGGAAAACGTTTCTTGGCTTGTTGAGTATTATCGCAATGCATGGCCTTTTGATATGGTGATTATCGATGAGAGCAGCAGCTTTAAGAGCCACCAGGCAAAGCGATTCAAGTCCTTAAAATGGATTCGGCCGCACATTAAACGGATTGTAGAGCTGACCGGAACACCCGCGCCGAATGGGCTAATAGATTTATGGGCGCAGGTTTACCTTTTAGACGGTGGTCAAAGATTAGGAAAAACGATAGGCGGTTTTCGCGAAAGGTTTTTCGAGCCTGACAAACGAAATGCGCAGCAGATATTTACATACACGCCAAAATTGGGAGCTGATGAAGCGATCCACCGTTTGATTGGCGATATCTGTGTGAGCATGAAAGCGGATGATTATTTAACTCTACCGGAATTAATTGTAAATGACATACCGGTTGTACTGGATGAAAAGGCGAAAAAGCTGTACGAAAAACTGGAACGAGAGATGCTGCTTCAGGTTGACGAAAACACAATTGACGCCGGATCGGCCGCGGTTCTATCAAACAAACTTCTTCAGCTTTGTAACGGAGCTGTTTACGATGAAAATCACAATGTTGTTGAAATACACGACTGCAAAATCGAAGCTTTTCTTGAGTTGATAGAGCAGCTTAACGGACAGCCGGCACTTGTATTTTATAACTTCCAGCATGACCTTACGAGGCTGGAAAAAGCATTAAGCAAAACAGGGCTACGGGTTCGCCGGCTAAACGGTCCGGCAGATGAAATCGATTGGAACCACCGACAGATTGATGTGCTTTTAGCGCATCCTGCTTCATGTGCATACGGTCTAAATCTGCAGGACGGCGGAAATCATGTTATCTGGTTCGGGCTTAACTGGTCTTTGGAACTGTATCAACAAGCGAATAAAAGACTTCACCGCCAGGGGCAGAAGCAGAAGGTTATAGTCCACCACCTTGTAGTGGAAGGCGGCAGAGACGAGGACGTTGCTGAAGCCTTACACGATAAAGGAGCGACCCAGGACAAGCTTATTGAGAGTCTAAAAGCAAGAATTGAGAAAATTAAGAACGGAGGTTAATCAATGGACTGGAAAAAAGTAGCGATTGAAGATTTAAGAAAGTATGAAGCGCAAAAAATGAGCCTTACAAATATGGCTGAGAGAATTCAGGTGCTTAATGAAAATTATACAGCAATAAAAGGTTCAACGTTGTCACCTGTTCCCGTTCATGGCGGCGGTACAAAGATTGAGGACAAGCTTCTTGATAATATTGTTGAGCGTGACAGGCTTAAGGCTACATATAAAGCAACTAAGTGCCTTGTAAACATGATTGAACGTGGGCTTGGGGCTTTAGATAAAAACGAGTACGAGGTTTTATATTTATTCTACATTCACCCTACTAAGGATCATGTTGAGGAGCTTATGTCAAAGTTGAAGTACGAGCAAAGGCAGATTTATAACATTAAAGATAAAGCTTTATATAAGTTCACTACAGCTATGTATGGTTTAGTTGATTATTAAAGAATGCAAAAAGAGTGCAAGAAAAATCTTAAAATCCATGATACAATACTATCGTAGAATTTTGCGAAGCCGTCCGAAAGGGCGGCTTTTGGTTTAAACGGACGCTTCAACGTATGGCTAGGGGTGGGAGGCGGTAGATGTGAAAGAGTGGGCGAAACCATTTTACAAATCCAAAGTATGGCAGGATTGCCGCGATGCCTATTTTGTTTTTCGACATGGGCTATGTGAGAGATGCGGCAGACCTGGACTTATTGTGCACCATCGGATACATCTTACACCGCAGAATATCAATGACCCGAATGTAACGCTGAGTTGGGAGAATCTTGAATTAGTATGTCAAGATTGCCACAATAATGAGCATCATAGCACAGATGCAACGGCTAATGGCTTGACGTTTGATGAGGGCGGGAATCTCGTGCAGAAATAATACTCCCCCCTATTCAAAGCGATAGGTAGTCGTCGAGGACCGGAGGCGGCCCCCTCCAAAAACCTCGGAATGATTTCACGCACGAGGGGGGTATTAAAGAGGTGGCAAAATATGGATAAGATTCAGAAAGATAAATTGATAAAAGCAGAATTACGAAAACTTAATAAGTTTTTCAAGAATATACAGGAAGATAAGCAGAAGATAATCAAAGGACTTAAGGAACAGGCTGCTTTCATGTATGCTACCCTCATTGAGTTACAAGAGATAATGAATAACGAAGGTCCTGTAGAAATGTTTGAACAGGGCAAACAGAAAATGTTAAGAGAGCATCCTGCCAGCAAGGTTTACAATTCGATGATTAAGAACTATTCGAGTGTTATAAAACAGCTTTTAGAGCTGATACCTGCCGAGGATAAGAAAACAGCCGAGGATGAACTAATGGCGTTCGTGAAGAAGGCGAAGGGATGAGGGGATTACGATGATTGACCCTAAATTCAGAGGGAGGAAAATGCTTTGCGTTTGTTCTGAATGTGGCCATTATCAACCAGGCTGGGAAAAGATAGATGGTGATGTATGTGAAGTTTGTGGCGGGTATTTAAAAAGATTGGGCTGGTGGGATAAAGTTCCAAAACCCCTGTTGAGAGAGTTGCTTGACCGCCTTCCCAATATCGATGATGAGCTGATGGCCTTCGTAAAATCGAGGGTGAGGAAATGAGTTTACCCAATTACATCCAGGAATATTGGGACAGGATAGAATATGATGAGATTGTTGTTTGCAAACGACTATATCAGCAGTACAAAAAAATAATTGACGAGCTCAAACACCCGCGAGATCCGTGGGTGTTTGACATTGAAAAAGCAACAAGGCCAATTGAGTTTATCGAGCGGTTTTGCCGACATAGTAAAGGCAAATGGATCGGGAAGCCTGTGAGACTGGAGCTTTTCCAGAAGGCCAAAATCCAGGCCGTTTATGGCTTTGTGCATAAAGAAACTGGCTTGAGGCGCTGCCGTGAAGTTTTTACCATGGTGGGCCGGAAAAATGGGAAGTCAACGGAGAAGGCTGCTACAGGAAATTATATGCTCGTGGGTGACGGAGAAGGCGGCGCGGAAGTATATTCTGTAGCCACTAAAAAGGACCAGGCCAGGATCGTGTTCACCGAGGCCGTGAACATGATTTCACAATCTCCCGCGCTATCAAAGTATGTGAAGAAGCGCAAGAGCGACCTTTATTTTCCCGTGGCCTTCTCGAAGTTTGAGCCGTTGGCATCGGATTCCAACAGCCTGGATGGTCTCAATACACACTATTGCATCATGGATGAATTGCACGCTATTAAAGACCGCAACTTGTATGACGTAATGAAGCAGTCAATGACAGCCAGGGAACAGCCTTTGCTTGATATGATTACAACCGCGGGCTTTGTCCGCGAGTGCATCTTTGATGATATATACAATTATGCCTGCAAGGTGCTTGACGGCATCATTGAGGACGAGAGATTTCTTGCCTTCATATATGAGCTTGATGACCGCAACGAATGGACCGATTTTCGCATGTGGGAGAAGGCTAATCCTGGGCTTGGGACAATTAAAGACTTTGCCGAGCTGGCGGCAAATGTTGAAAGAGCCCAGCATGACCCGAATTTCCTGCCGACAGTGCTAACAAAAGATTTTAACATCCGTGAAACCGCCGCCGGAACCTGGTTGACTTTTGAGCAAATAAACAACGAAGAAACAT